AATATGTTTAAATGTGATCTGCATCCTGACTTAATTTGTCATAAACTATGCTGCGAAAATTGCAATGCGCGTCACTGGTGCATAGGATGCAGCATGAAACCGCACTATTGCGGCCACTCAATTTTAGTGGAGGTGAAAAGATGATCATAACAAAAGTGGAATCTAGTGAAAGTATTTGTCTTAACTCAAACAAAATGGAAAAGAAAAATGGAGAAATTATTAAGCCTATTGTCATCATGAAGGCAGGCGTGTTTAATGATTATCTAAAAACACCAAAAGCATTAGAAAAATCCGCTAGGTGGTGGAATATTCCAATTGTAATTAAAGATGCAACCAGCATACAAGACCACCCTGATAGTGTTATAGTTACTAATAAAACTTTCAGAGTTGGAGCCGTTACTAATGCGCATTGGGATATGAAGGGCGAAAAGATAGTAGGAGATGCTCACATTTATGAGGATCTTTGCCCGGATTGGTTATTAACTGCGATAGAAAACGGAGAAGTAAAAGGAGTATCTGGTACTTACTTTTGCGATTTAATAGATACCAAAGGCGAACTAGACGGAGTAAAATATATTAAAGAAGAGCAGAACTATGCGCCAAATAACATTGCCATAGTAGCTAACCCGGCATGTACGCCAGATCAGGGATGTGGTTTATCGATGAATTCTAAGAAAGATAAAGTATGCAATTGCGCCGACGATGAAGAGCTAGTCTTAAATGAAGACGGAAGTCCGAAGCTAGACGACGAAGGCAACCAGATGAAAAAGAAAAAAGCAATAAAAGCGGCAGATAAAAAAGATTCTGACGTTGTAGTTTCACAAAATTCACAAACGGAGGCAAATAATATGGCAGAGATTGAAGATATGAAGAAGCAGTTAGAAGCAATGGGTATCCAGGTAAATAGCATGACTGCAAAGATGACTGAGCAGGCAAAGACTATTGAGACCGTTAACCAGGAACTTATTACCGCGAAGGCGGCAGTAGCTAAGTATGAACTTGCAGCTAAGGAAACAGGATTCCTGGCTCAATTCCCGGAGTCTACTAGGGAGCTGGCGAAAACTGAGCTTATGCCAGTCTTCATGAAAGACCCGATGGAACTGGTAATGAACCACGCCAAGAGACTCGGAGAACTTTTAGTACCCGCACCAGTAACTAACGGAGCGGTATCCTTAGGCGCGGAGCACGTAGACCTTCCTCTTAAGGACGTTGTAGAGAATGCTGATGAAGTTCTCGCGGCTCTCCCTAAGACAGAGGACGCACTAGCTCTTATGAGGGCGCATAGAGCAGCTTAAACAAAACCCGGAGGAATAGTACTATGAGCGTTATTAAAGATATGGGCCGGGTTGGTAGGTCTTTACCGTGCGCTGCAGAAGCTATTGTAGAAGGATATGTCTACAAGTACACTGCAGACGGATATATGACTATCATAACGGCAAAGGGCGACTCTGCTTTTGCGGTCGCACTCGCTAGCTCTTTAGATCCACAGCTAGCTACAGCAAAGACTTTGACAGCGGGCGATAACTGGAGCTTCGCAGAACTTGGTTGCAAGATGATTGTAACTGTAGCCAGCATAGCATCCAGAACTTGGACCGGACACCCGATGGTTTACCTGGCAGATTTGGTTGACGGCATGGTAGATACAGCTCACGCTACGAGCAGGCCAATAGGCCATTATGCAGGCCCAAGCGGATTAGTAACTAGTTCTAGCGACGGCAATCTCATTGAGGTTTACCTTGATGTTCAGCCAGGCGCGGATAACGTAGCTTAAACAAAATAAAACAAGGAGACTAAACATATGGCAGATGTAAGATTTACAGGCGTTAAAATGATGAGCCTGCCGTGCGCTGCAGAAATTATCTACGAGGGTAAGCTCTACAAAGACGACGGCAGCGGAAGAATGACAGTATGCAACGGTGTAACCGATACAGTCCTCGTAGTGGCAGCTTATTCTAGTATAGATGTTCAACTAGGATCTGCAGTAGCAAAGGTAGTCGGGGATAATCATCCGTTCTTCCTAATTGGGTCTGGAGCTATCGTTCTGGTACCCTGCGATGGATCTATAACTATGCAGTTTGGAGACAAGGTTTACGTAGGCCAAACCAATAACGGATACGCGAATACATCCACAACCTCCACCCCTAAGGCAGTAGGTCACTATGTCGGAAAAGATAACAAAGCCTATACCGATGGGGTAATGATGGAAGTCGTTCTCGATTGTCCAATAGGCAGCACTTAAACATAAATACATAATAACAAAATTATTAAGGAGAGATGAATTATGGCTATGCAAATGGGCGCAATGACAACCGCGCAGCTCGATAAGTACATCAGAGGATGGGGTCCGAAGGCTCTTGAACTGATTAACCTGGATATGCAGGTAGAATCTGTTCTTGATAAGGCTTTTCCCTCCAAGACTGTAGACATTCAGAGAATAGAGTTCTTTACCACGCACGGGAACCCCGGCCAGATGGATGTAGCTCTTGAGACCCCGCCAGTTACCACCAGGTGGAACAAAACCAGAGTCACCAAGGATATCAAGATTCAGAAGTTTAGCTACAAGATTCTTGATTCCACAAGGGCAAACATCTACGTAGATGACATGGCCTCTGAAGGCGCGGCTATGGCTCTGAAATATTTCGGAGCAGTCCACACCTATAAGCTGATAACTGAGCTTGTCGCTAGATATCAAAACACCTCCGCCGCTACCGGATATTGGAACGTAGCAGCCGGAGACGTAGAGAAGGATATTATGACAGGTATTGAAACCATAATGTCCAAAACAGGCACAAACCCGGAATCCAGTGCTTACGGCATGGTATTCCCAAGCAAGATTATGTCTGGAATCAATCAACTTGATCTCATTCATAACGTGCAGCAAAACCTGAAGGATTACCTCAAGGATACCTGGAACATCAATTGGTACCCGTATACTCCATACATGAATGCAGACGGAGCGCAGTACATCGATATTGAGCAGTTAACCGCTAGCGATGCTCTGAGCACTAACGCTGTCATGTTCTTGGAAGGTGCACAGACAGTTAGAGCGGCTCAGTATATACCACCCGCCACAGTCCCTATGTCTGAGACAACCAGACTACACGATGAGGGCTGGATCACCACCTTAAGACACGGCTATGATTGCATAGCAGTACCAAAGTGGCACGCTACCAGCACTCCAAATATTTACCTCATCAGTGGAGCCAGCGCATAAACTTACATATCGTGAAGGGGTGAACCTAAACCCCTTTGCCTACCCTTTATAAAGGAGGAATTATAAAATGTATGACAGAGATATCAAGAATAGGTTTTCCTGCAAGGTATTAATCGCTACCACAGGAACCATAACAACCTTAACAGCAACCACGATTAACGGCAACACCCTTTACAATAGCGGTCTTGCTTTCGCTAATGATGTAACTGTTTCAGCCGGTAAAAACTTTACTATGGATGTCGGTGGAGCTGGAACTTTCACTACAGCAACCGGTACCAATACCCTGAGCGGTAACGTAGTCATAGCAGCCGCAAAGAATCTTACTATGTCTGGTGCATCAACTTTCACCACAGGCACAGGCGCGGTATCCCTTAATGGTGATGTCACAATCGCAGCCGCAAAGAATCTTGCAATGTCTGGAGCTGCAACCTTTACCACCGGCACGGGCGCGGTAGCTATTAATGGAACTATGACAATAGCAACGGCAAAAACCCTAATCGTAACTGATGCAGATAAGTTAACCGTTGGAGCAGTAATTGTACCTCAGGCTATTGAAGTGGCCGTACCAATTAACGCGGCTACCGTTGATGAATGGGTTTTCATGACACCGTTAGTAGGATATACCTTAACGGCAGTTAGAGAAATCCATACAGTAGCATCCGCAGGCGGTACGACTGTTGATATCAAGAAGACGGCGGCAGCCTCTACAACGGCACCAACGTCCGGTACTACTATGCTTAATGCAGTAATACCTATGGACTCAACCGCAAACATCGCACAAAGCCCGGCACTTACTGGAACCGGCGCAAACCTGGTTTTAGCAGTCGGAGATAAGGTAGGCATTCATATTAGTGCAACACTTACCGGCTTGGTAGGCGGTATTATAATGCTGACCTTCAAGAGGTCTTAAGCAGGCCTATCATTTGACCAAGGCTAAACTTTAACACCTTCCGAGGTACTATTTTATCTCGGATTATTTTTCTCAGCCTTGATTTTTAAGTGAATAATTAATAATTATGGAGAGATTAATTTCATGAAGAGACGGAATAGGATTGATCTGGATGTACTATTAGATCAGGAACTACCTGATAGTGGGTTATATATGGCAGAGACAAACCCGGAGGCTTACAAGGTTCATATAGGAATCAGTGTTTTTGTAAACATGCCGGAATACTCCAGGAAACTAAAATTTCTGAAGCTGGAACAACGTGAAAATGGCATGGTATCTGAAGAAGAATTCCAGGCTGGAGTTCTAGTATTAGATAACGATATGAAACTATACCCCGGAAAAACATATGAACTAAAGATGACACCCCAAATCAAGGACTTCCTGAGGCGGGGAATCTTAAGAGGCGGCGGTCGGATGCATGGCTCAATTAATACGCCACGGCCAATAGTAAGATCAATTTTCGAGATAGAAAAAGAGCAAGCACAAAAGGCAATGGAGGAAGCCGAAAATGTCTAAACAAATTATAGACCCAATAAAAGTAGAAGCGATAACAGTAACGACTGACGGCTCCGGTAACTCGGCAGTAAAATCAGCAAATATTGTTAATGGTGAGATATTAAAAATCGCTTATGATAAGGGCACTGTAGGCGCGGCTACGACAGTCGCATTAACATCATATACGCCGCTAGTAGGCACAGTAAGAGAAGCAATTGACTCTTACAACGTGAATACAGCTAGCGTTAACAGGTATCCTTATGCAGCAATAACAGGCGCGGTAGCCGGAGATAACAAGTGGGCAAAGTTCGCTGTTAACGATTATCTGTTAGCAACGGTAACGAGTGGAGATACATCTAAGACGTTTACAGTGTACGTGTTCTATAGGTAGGCGGTAATCATGGTTGACTTAGACGATGTAATAGAAGCAATCGAGGATTACACTTATTTGAGTGCGCAATCAAGCGCGGAAGCTGGAGCAACACCTCCGACAAACACCAGCGCAAATATCCTCTACGCTACAAGCAGCCGGAGACAAGGTAATGCAACACGATTTTATGCTATGGCTACTTTACAAATAGCTAAGGACTCGGCAAAAGCTGGCGTAACTCTTGATGATGAGTACACCCTGCAGGCATACGCATACCTGATTCAATACCTATATGAACGGAAGTTTAAAGACTTCAATGCAACTTCGGTATCCAGTAGCGGCGACTCGGTAACGAGACCCGGAAGCGGTGCACTGCAGAACTATAAAGCACTCTTCGAGGATAATAAAGTAATTGACACGACGATAGTGAGGCATACTGATTATCAGAACTATCCTGCAGATTGGAGAAATACTCAGTTACCTATTGACGATATTAAAATACAAAATTAGGAGGATTATAGTGAATATTTTCGTATGTCCGAGTTGTGGCTGCATGTATAAGCCACGGGAATATATCAAGCGGTGGAAGCAAACAGGGCCGAAATGTCCTAATTGTGACTCATCGATAACTAGAATAACTTTTGGAGGAAAGAAATAATGACTCTAAGTAGGTTAACGGGTATTACTTCTACTATTCTGTTTTTCATTATAGTAGGAATAGCCCAGACACAAACATGGTAAGAGGTGAAAACGATGGAAGTTTGTTTAAACGATGCTAAGACACTCTTTTCATTATGTGTGATGATTTTTGTATTCTTAGCAATAGGAGCATTACTAGGCCACAGCAACACGTTTAGTAATACCATAGTAGGCGTAGGCGCATTTGAACAACGAAGCAACTTTAACGGTATGACAGATATAGCCTCAGTAGCAGACGGCACAGTAAACTATAAGGCGGATGCTCAATGGGGTTTTGATGATAACAGTAAGGCATTACCATTAACATTCAATTCGTCATTCATGGTGACGGATGCTAAGACCGTAAAGGGTATGCCATATAGCAACACCTACAAGGTGGGAGTATATTCTGCTTTGGATGGGTATAAGTATAAATTGGAAGCAACTAACATTAAAGGAAATTTCTCAGGTAGCGCAAACTTTGCTCTGGTATTAGGAGTAACGACCGATGCAGTAGTAATGATGGATTCCCGAAATGGAAATGCAGAATTTAAGGGAAGTGTTATCACTACAGGAACCGCAAAGCATCCGATAACGCAATCTGAAACACTGGCACTCGGAAAGTTCATTATCAATCAGGAACTACATTTAACTGCAGATCCAAGTACGCCAGCGGTAGCAACAGCCGAGGATTATCTGCAATTCTGTATAGAATTGGATCATGATCTAATATTAGATAAAACCGTTCCATCTGCAGTTTATATAGCACCGCCTGGTTATACAGTTAACGCAGACGGAAACGTGGTAAAGATTCCAGATGGATATACAGCAAAGAAAGACGGAACCTTAGTAAAAAATAGCACTGTGGCGAAAGCATGATAGGCGGCACATATAATAAGCTAGTATTCCCGGTTAAATCAGTAGCAACGGTAAACCGTATCGGTGAGCCGCTAACCTGGACTACTTCTTATATTTATTATGACGGCATGGTGCATAGAGTAGGCCAACGGACAGCGTTTTCACAACTGACTAAAGGTCTGGATGCAACAAATATATTCAAAGTTAGGATCGACGAGGATATTAACGTTAATCTTAACGATGTATTCTATATCGGTGGACAAAATGGAGCCTGGAAAGTTAACAGCGAAGTAGATAAGCACTTCCAGCTTGGTACCGACTTAGTAGAGTATACGGAATTTACCGCTACGAAAACAAGTGGACTTCCAACAAAGGAAACAATCGATGGATATTAGGAGATGAATAATAATGGCAGATGATAATAGTAAAATGGGAAAATTATTAGCTTTAATCGAGTCTCTTAAGGGATTTATTGGAGCTATTCTTTGCATAGTAGCAACTATAGCACTGGCAGTTATGCCAAATGTAGACGTAACCATTAAGACTACAATTGGTGGAGCTTTAACAGCTTGTGCACTGCAGTACTTTACATCTCATAGAAATAGCGCACTCAATGATCAGTTAATGGAACTGGTTAAAAATTCTCAGGCAGCTTACTTAAGCACTCAGGGACAGGCTATTGTAAGCGAATTTAAAGCAGGCAAACTCCCTTCAGCTTCAGAGATCTTAAACCTGGAGCCAATAGTAGCACCTATCGTAGAGGAAGCTAAAGTAGTCGTACCCGCACTGGTGGAAGTAGCCAAACAGGATATACCACCTATGGCAAACCCAACACCTGACGTACCAGCACCAGCAACACCTTACCCTGGAGAAGTAAAAGTAGTAACTCAGATAACTCCACAGCTTCCATTTGTGACGAACCCGGCGGTCCCACAGTAGGGGATCTTCATGGCTGAAATTAAATGGAACGATCACTTAGAAGAGGATATAAAAGCATTACTAAAAGCTAAAATGCATGAAGGAGCGCAAATAGTCCTAGAAGAAGCCCAAGGAGAAAGCCCGGTAAAGTCTGGCATGATGAGGGCAACGGGCCGGATCGAGGATGAAGGCGACGATGTGCTAATTAAATTCGGCGGCGGCATGGTGGATTATGCTCTCATGCAGCATGAAGTAATGTACTTCTATCACCCGGTCGGAAAAGCCAAGTACCTTGAAGACCCATTTAATAGAAATAAACAAAATATTATAGATATCATAAAAGAAGGCGTAGAGGCGATGCAATGATAGACATAGCAGAGGATATGATGGCCGCGATTATTTCGGCTGGATATGCCACAGGCGGCGTTGATATTTTTAGGAATGCGCCGTTAGACACGCCGGATAATGTGATAGTGGTAACTGGAACATCAGGCCAAATACCTATTAGTATACTAGGTGGAACTAATATTAATAAGCCTGGATTCCAAGTACTCGTAAGAAATACGAACGCTACTGACGCGATAGATCTATGCGAAAATATCAGAGTATTATTCACCAAAAATACAGTAATTACAGGATATACTTTGATAGATTGCGCACAATCGCATTGCACCTTAATGGGTTCTGATGCAAAACTAAGATATCTCGCGGTATGCAATTTCACAACATTTAAATAAATAAAAATATAAGGAGAGATAATTATGGTAGTTGCAGCAACACCGGTCTATAATACGAAATGGCAGGTAAACGGGTCTACAGTCGGTCTATGTACTTCTCTGAAGGTGCCCGATAAATATACTCTGGTAGATATCACAAGCCAGGGTGATGCATTTACCCGAAGATTCCCGACTATTGAAGATTGGTCCATATCTGCAGATGTGGTTATGGATATCGTTAACGATGTGGCTCAGGCCGCTATTCATACAGCATGGAAGGCTAAGACCACGATAGTATGCGTTATTAACATGGATGCAACAGGCACGCATTACTACACTGGCACAGGCTATGTGGAAAGCTTCGACAAGACCTTTGATCCGAGTGGAGTAACTAAGGCATCAATAGTAATACAGTGCAACAGCGCATTAGTTTACACTTAAAAATAAATTAGTCTTTAAACAAGATGTTTAATAAGGCATAATCTCCGAAATATCCTATGGCTGCACAATCATATGCAATGGCAGCATCTTCTTCAATATCATATAATCCTAAAGAAACATGCTTACCATTTATTTTAATACGTGCGTGCCATTTATTTCTAGTATTGTGCCAATAGGCAACCGGCAAATACCCATAGCAGAATTTTATAATATGGAGCTTCTTTATACCTGCAAAATTTGTAAGGAAGGAATTAAGCGAAGCGGTGTTTGTGGCCTTGATAACTTGGAGCATACCCAAATTTGCCCTATGTTTGATATTAAAGAATGAATAAAAACACCAAAACGCTTAAATATTTTACAAGCATATAATAGTTTGTGGTGTTTACCACAAATAAAGAATAAAAGGAGAATGAATAAATGCCATCTAGTTACGATTGGGGAATGTATAATTATCATCATCCTTCGGGTGATGAAATAGACGATATGACAGATACCGCTGCATTAGCAAATGATGATTATTGGACGGCTAATGTAGGTAAACAAATGTCAATTTATCCTAAGTTGGTTTGGTGGCCCGCTGAATCATGGACTTCTATAAAGGCTTGGTTAGATGCTGCATTTTCTAGGGGTGGAGAACCTCTTCTTATGCTCTGCAATTCATCAGTTGTAGGAAGGTGGGATAATCCACGAAACTGGATTAATAGTACTTGGACAAGTGGAAGTCATGATACAGCCCTAAATACTCTAATAGATAACATAAAGAACTACAGTTTAGACCATATAGTTCATATTAGATTCTTTTGGGAGGGCAACAGAAATGTACAACTAAGGCCATTACCATATGATCCAGTTAATTTTCCTGAAGCGGGTTGGTATGCAGACCTAAAAAATGAGAATGGAGTACAACTTAATACACCGACTACATTTAAGGATGCATGGAGGTATATAGTAAATAAGTTTAAGACAAGAGGAGCTTCAAACGCTAGGTTTTGGTTTACAGTTGGATCTTATGGAAATATTTTGTATAATGGATCTTCCATATTATCACAGATGTATCCTGAAGATGTATCTCACCAATGCGTAGATAATTTGGGTTATGAGATATATGCTAATAGAATTACAACTAACTCATATTTGAATGATCCAAATATTACTTACACCTATCCAGCATTAGCGGCTTTAAATGCTACTAAACCCATATTTGTTGTAGAATCAGGTTGTCAAAGCAAACCCGGCGATGCAGCATATAAACCGGCATGGTTAGGAAATACATTAAACCCGGCATTGATAAAAGCGGCTTATCCTAGAACTTGCGGTATATTGTATTGGGATGATTTATCAATACTAGGTGATGGTACTAAGTTCGATCTTAAGGATACTGTAGCGGCTCAAAACATGGCATTAGCTAGGTTTGGAATAGCTGACTATAGGAATGGATATACAGGACCGTTCTTAAGTGCTGTTAATGGTGGTGGTGCAAATGCAATTCCTAATAGGATGTACCCGTATGGATGGGAACAGTTTAAGTTAACTAAAGTTAGCGGAAGCTGGTACTATATCCAGTCATACGATAATCATTACCTGTTTGAGCAAAATGCCGGAGGTGCCGGAATCACCTTTGAAGGTACATATGGAGACATTTGGAATAGGGTATTACTTACAAGACAAACAGATGGATACTACACTATGAAATGCTATGATAACGTACATTTTATTTGTGCTGAAAACGGAGGCGAAACACCAATCAATGCGACAAGAACATCCGCCGGAATATTTGAAAATTGGGGGTTCCATAATATAAGCGGTAACGTTTATAATATATGGACTAAAAATTATCCGGCATATGGACCTAGATTTCAAGCGATGCCAACGTTAAGTATTATACCGTAAATTTAATATTTCCTTTTCTTTTGTTAAATCCTTGTTAACAATGTTACTCTATAAAATTTATTTTTTGAAGAAGTAAATGGTGTTTTCAATTTGGGTATTATATAAATGTTTTGGAGATGAATCAAATGATTAAATACATTAAATATGAGGAATTCATATGGTAGCCACGCCGAGGACCGGCGCGACAAGTGCCGTTTATTCCGTTAAAGGT